AAGGTCGAGGATCTAAAGTTGAAACATTACCAGGAGGCACTAACCTTGGAGAAATTACAGATCTGCGTTATTTTACTAATAAACTGTTTCGCGCTCTACGCATACCTAGTTCATATCTTCCTACGGCCATAGATGAACAGCCCAACACCATGGCAGATGGCAAGGTTGGCACTGCCTACATACAGGAACTGAGATTCAACGAATATTGTAAACGTCTACAGTCAATGATCGTAGAAACGTTTGATCTAGAATTCAAACTGTGGTTAAACGCACAGGGCATCAACATAGACAACGGTCTATTCGAATTGAAATTCAACTCACCGCAGAATTTTGCTGCTTATCGCCAATCAGAACTGGACACAGCTAGAGCCGCAACATTCAGCCAGGTCATAGCTATTCCGCATCTCAGCAAGAGATTCGCCATGAAACGTTTCCTAGGACTCAGCGAAGAAGAAATCAAAGAAAACGAAAAGCTATGGAGAGAAGAAAACGGTACAGTTCTTAAACCAGATATGGATGCGCAGAGCCAGTTGAGAAGTGTAGGAGTCTCAGCGGGTGGAATGGCTGCAGACGCAGCAGCTCAGACCGCAGAAGCACCCCCAGACATGGCAGCTGCCGCAGAAGCAGGTGCAGAAGGCACAGAAGCAGCACCCACAGAAGCACCAGTTCAATAATAAATACATTATGCTTCTAAACGAATTTTTTTATTTTAACGAAAAAAACAACGACTTTGCCAATGATCGTAGATACGACTCCAGCAGAGATTCGTCAGTGGTCAAAAAAAGTGACACGAGAAAAATTCGTTTGACACTACGGCAGATCAATCAACTGAGACTGCAGGCAGAAGCACATCAAGTAGAATCAGAGTCTGAACTGGGATTTATTAGGCAAATGTATGCAACCCCAGCAGAAGCACCTGCAGAATAACCCTGCATTCGTCATAGGCAACGGCACTAGCAGACTGAAGTTAAATCATCTCAGTGTAATGGATCGCGGCATAGTCTATGGCTGCAATGCACAGTACAGAGAGTATGCTCCGCACTACTTGATAGCTGTAGATGTGAAAATGGTGAACGAAATCATAGGTGCAGGCTATCACAAAAAGCACCAGGTTTGGACAAATCCCAACAAAGGTATCAGCACCAAACACAATATCAACTTCTTTTCCCCCCACAAAGGTTGGAGCTCAGGACCCACTGCTCTGTGGTTCGCTGCCACACAGGGACATCAACAGATCTACATATTTGGCTTTGACTATCAGGGTGACAACGGCAAATTCAACAATGTGTATGCTAACACTCACAACTATAAAAAAAGCTCAGATTCTGCCACCTACTATGGAAACTGGCTGAGCCAAACTGAAAAAACCATCAAAGAATTTAGGCACGTGAAATTCTTCAGAGTAGCAGATCCCGGTGCATTCATACCAGATAAACTGGGCCCAACACTGTCAAACCTCAGCCACATCACCTTTGAAGATTTTGACAGAACGTTCCCGGGCACTATATATTCAGATCAAATCAATCAAAAAACTACCATTTAACCCTGATTTGTAATCTTAGTGTTAAATAACTTACAGCCTTGACTATACAAAGGAGAACATAACATGGCAGACAAAAAACTGTTGCAACAGATGCTTGAGCATCTCGTAAACGACGATCAAACAAAAGCTGAAGAATTATTCCACGAGTATGTGGTACAGCAATCCCGTGAAATCTATGAATCTTTGATCGACAGCGAAATCGCTGAAGAAGAAGAAACAGATGAAGATGACGAGGATGTCGAAGAAGCTGCAAAAGATGATGATGCAGAAGACGAAAAAGTAGACGAAGAATTTGAAGACATCGCAGTTGAAGGCGATGACGAAGATCCAGATATGATGGGCGGCGATCCTACAGATGACCTAGAAGGTGATCTAGAAATGGGCGACGACATGGCGGAAAAGTCCGAAGAAGAACTATTCCAAGACCTAGACAGCATTGTTGATGAACTACAGGCCAAATTTGATGAACTCAAAGGCGGTGATGACATGGGCGACATGGGTGATGATGACATGGGCGGCATGGACGACAAAATGAAAGATGATTTCGATCTTGAAACCGTGCGTGAGTACGTTGAGAAAGTTGCTCCTGCAAAAATGGGCGACAACGGTGTCAATACCAAATCAATCGTAGCTGGTAAGAATGACATGGGCGGTACAACTGCTAACATTCTCAGCGGCAAAAATGGCGCACCTGGTTCAGAAACAGGCGAACTCAAAGGTTCCGGTCTGTTGAAAGGTAAGCCAACTGAAGATAATGCTGGTAACATCAATGTCCCAGGCGGCAAAGCTGGTGGTGCTTTCTCTAAGAAAGAACCTGGACATGGTGCTGAGAAAGCTGGTTCTAAAGAATCCGCTGACAACAAGCAAAGCCTTTTCCGTGGTCGTAGATAATAGGATCAGACGGTGAAGAAACTTACGCTAGCAGAACATTTGAGTTACGATCAGGCTAAGATTGTCTTGGAGAGCGAAGAAGGCAGCGACGGTAAAAAGTCGCTGCATTTAAACGGTATTTGCATTCAGGGAGACATCCGCAATGCAAACCAACGTGTTTATTCTTCTCAAGAAATTGGCAAGGCTGTCAAAACGCTCAACGAGCAGATCGCTGGTGGTTACTCTGTGCTGGGAGAAGTTGATCACCCACAGGATTTGAAAATCAATCTAGATCGTGTTAGTCATATGATTACCAAGATGTGGATGGATGGTCCTAACGGCTACGGAAAACTTAAAATACTTCCAACTCCCATGGGTCAGTTGATTCAGACCATGTTGGAGTCGGGAGTGAAACTAGGCGTCAGCTCCAGAGGCAGCGGAGAAGTTGACGGCGAAGGTAAAGTACAAGGATTCGAAATAATTACTGTAGATGTTGTAGCACAGCCCAGCGCCCCTGGCGCTTATCCTACACCAGTATATGAACACCTAATGAATAACACAGGCGGTTATCAGGCCTACCAAATAGCACAACAAGTCCAAGGCGATCCACAGGCACAAAAATACCTAGCAGAGAGTCTGAAACGCATAATTTCAGGTCTCAAATAACAAGGAGAATCACATGTTAGATATCGTTAAACAGTTGTTCGAGAACAATGTGATTTCCGAGGAAATCAAATCGGAAATTGAATCCGCTTGGAATAGCAGAATTCAAGAAAACCGTGATGAAGTCACTGCTACACTACGTGAAGAATTTGCACAGAAATACGAACACGACAAAGGCGCTATGGTAGAAGCTGTTGAAGCTATGCTAACAGATCGCCTACAAGCAGAACTAGGCGAGCTTGCAGAAGACCGCCAAGGCCTGATTGAAGCTCGTGCCAAGTATCACAAGAAAATGAAGTCTGATGCCAAAGCAATGGAATCATTCGTGCTTCAAAATCTCAAGAAAGAACTGGCAGAACTACACGAAGATCGCAAAGCAGTAGCTGGTAATGTTGAAAAATTAGAATCTTTTATCGTGGATGCACTAGCGAAAGAAATCGCAGAATTCCACACTGACAAGAAAGATTTGGCCGAAACCAAAGTAAAATTGGTTCGTGAAAGCAAGGCCAAGTTTGAACAGATCAAGAAAGATTTTGTAGCACGTTCCGCTAAAATCATCGAAGAAACAGTCGCAAAAGGACTGCGTTCTGAAATGACTCAGCTACGTGAAGACATTGAAGCTGCTCGTAGAAATGACTTTGGTCGCAGGATTTTTGAAAGCTTTGCCAGCGAATATGCTGCAAGTCATCTAAATGAAAAATCTGAAACCGCAAAACTTCTCAAAGTAGTTGCAGTCAAAGAAGCAGAATTAGAAGAAGCAGCACGAGTTGTTGCAGATACACAATCACTGGTAGAAAATAGAAATCGTGAACTACGCATCATCAAAGAAAGCAGCCAACGCAAGGAAGTTATGAGCGAATTGCTAGGCCCATTGACCGGTGACAAGCGTGAAGTAATGAGCAGTCTACTAGAATCAGTACAGACAGAAAAGCTACGTACAGCTTTCGACAAGTATATCAGTTCAGTGATGAACGGTGCTACCCCGGCGAAGAAAGTACTATCTGAAGGCAAAGAAATCACAGGCGACAAAGCACAGGCACAACAATTCAGTGGTGAAGAAAAAACCGCTGAAATATTTGACATCCGCAGGCTTGCGGGACTAAAAGTTTAAGGAGAACTATAATGTCACAATTACTCGAGTCACGCTGGTCGGAAACCAAAGAGGCACTGTTAGAAGGTCTTCAAGGTAACAAGCGTTCAGTAATGGCAACTACTCTAGAAAATACCCGCAAGTATTTGTCAGAGAGTGCTACAGCTGGTGCTACATCCGCCGGTAACGTTGCAACCCTAAATCGTGTGATCCTTCCAGTGATCAGACGTGTGATGCCTACGGTCATCGCTAATGAACTAGTTGGTGTACAGCCACTAACTGGACCAGTTGGTCAAATCCACACTCTAAGAGTACGTTACAGCGATACATTTGCTGGAACAACAGGTGGTGCTACTACTGCTGGTGAAGAAGCACTGAGCCCATTCAAGATTGCTGAAGGCTATTCTGGCGCCACAACAGGTAAGCCTGCTTCAACAGCAGCCTTAGAAGGTGTTGCTGGTAACAAACTAAGCATTCAAATCTTGAAACAAACAGTTGAAGCTAAAACACGTAAGCTATCAGCTCGTTGGACATTTGAAGCTGCTCAAGATGCACAGGCCCAACAAGGCATTGACATCGAAGCAGAGATCATGGCTGCTCTTGCACAAGAGATCACAGCTGAGATCGATCAAGAAGTTCTACGTAGCTTGGCTACATTGAGCTCTACTGTATTGACCTATGACCAAGCTGCTGTTTCTGGTACAGCTACATTCGTTGGTGACGAGCATGCTGCTTTAGCTGTTCAAATCAACCGTGCTGCTAACTTGATCGCTCAGCGTACACGTCGTGGTGCAGGTAATTGGGCTGTTGTTTCCCCAACTACATTGACACTGCTACAATCTGCTACTACCAGCGCATTTGCTCGTACAACAGAAGGTACATTCGAAGCACCTACAAACACCAAGTTTGTTGGTACATTGAACAGCGCAATGAAAGTGTATGTTAACACATACGCTGAGAACGACAACGTTCTAGTAGGTTACAAAGGTGGTTCTGAGTCTGATGCAGCAGCATTCTATTGCCCATACATTCCATTGATGAGCAGTGGTGTTGTTCTTGATCCAGCAACTTTCGAACCAGTCGTATCATTCATGACACGTTATGGTTATGTTGAGTTGACAAACACAGCTTCTTCTCTAGGTAACGCAGCTGACTACCTAGCGACTGTTGCTGTAACATCCGCTAACCTACGTTTCGCTTAATACGCAGAACGTTTTGCAAACTTCAAAAAGGCTCTTCGGAGCCTTTTTGTTTGACTTAAATACCTTGATGCAGGTAACCAGCGATCGAGATTTCCCCCAACTGCGCAGACACATTAATCAATGGCGCATGAGATTTCCTATGTTTGCTCACGATGTTCAACAAATTGAACGCATGGTAGAACAGCACATCGTAGAGTTCAGCAACGCTGGTATACGCTACAGACAAACGCACAGTCGCAGCCATTTGGAACAGGCACAGCGAGAACTAAATGAAATAAATCGAATCGTTGCCACTGTAGAAAAAATGGAACTGATGAGTCTGTTGAGCCGCGGATAAATAAAGGGTGCCCCTCGCGATGCGTCAACATCCAGGAGCTCTAATACTATATAGGAGTATCAGCAATGTATTTACAAAACAAATATACAACGTGTTATTTTAATATAATCAAAAGAGCACAATATCGGCAGGCAGATTCGTACTCAGAATCTCATCATATTATTCCAAAATCGCTAGGGGGTAACAATACTTTCGACAATTTAGTTAAGCTAACTCCTAGAGAACACTTTATTTGTCATTTGCTATTAACTAAAATGGTAGAATCAACAAATAAAAATAAAATGGTATATGCACTCTGGATGATGAATAAAGGCAATTCTAAACAGCATAGAGTTAAAGTAACATCAAAAATATATAGCATGATGAAAACCGAATACGCTAACGCTGTTAGAGAAAGTAAGTTAGGTAAAAAACTGTCAGAAGAAACTAAAAGAAAAATAAGCAATTCTCTAAAAGGAAAGCCTATACCCGGTTATACAGGCAAGTCAGAGTTATGGTATAAAAGACACGCCGAAA